GGCAGTCGTGTCTTTGTTCAGATGCGTGGCAATGCATTTGATGTTGGCCCCAAGAATGATGTCAACATTCCCATGACTCTGTTTACGAATGGTCATGATGGCCAGTGGCCACTTAGTTCTTTGCCTACGTCTATCCGTGTCATCTGTCAGAACACTCTGAATATGGCACTCAAGCAGGGCAAGAAGAACAATATGCTTATCTCTCTCAAGCATACTGGAAATATCCAGGATCGTCTTGAGAGCATGGTTCAGGCAATTGAAAACTGGAAGCTTCGCACTCAGGAGTTTGAAGTCAAGGCTAATGGCCTTGCTTGCAAGGAAGTAACGACTGAGTTTGTCCAGAAGTTCTGGACCCATGTGTATATGAATATGTTCGGAGATATCCATGACTCTCCGATGAATGAGGATCAGATTGCTGACAACAAGGCAGCTAGTTCTACCCTTGTCAAGTGGTCTAATACCTTTGACTCCGAGGTCAAGCACTCTGGTGCTAACCTCTGGACTGCCATGAATTCCGTGACTTATTGGCTTGATCACCAGCAGATCTATCGTGGTGAGAAGAAGCATGAGAATCGGTTTAATGACATTCTCTTTGGCAAGGGTGCCAAGGAGAAGGTCGATGTCATGAACGCTGCACTTGCGTTCGCCTAAAATAAAGGGACAACCTAGGGAGTAATCCTTAGGTTGTCCCTTTATTATTTTACCATGCCTAAAGTACTAGACATAACTATTCGTATGGTAGAATACTCTCCAAATGGAGATGTAGTCTTACCTTACACAGAACATAGGGTCATCTATGAAACTATACCTGAGAGTTTACAAGCTGGAAAGGATGATCTCTCCATATGTAGATATGTTGCAGAGAACTGTTTGCCAATGGAACCACTGTTCATTGAGAGTTGATGAGACAATCATTCACTTCTTTGATACAGACTTGGTACCTAGGTGGACATCAACCAAAGCTGATGCTAGGTTGTATAAAACCTATAAAGATATTTACATTGGTGATTTAAATAATCTAGAAGAACTTAGAAATTTTACAAATAGTTTACCTAGATTCTCATATTATGATGGTTTATCCCGTCATTTGTGGTACTATAGCCTAGGCTTATGGCCTAAGCGTAGAGATTGTGTAGATAAGTGCAGTGCTACACTGACATATCTTTGTAATATTCCAAGGTGTTACTCAACACCTGACAAACTAATAGAGATAATTAATGACTATCGGAACACGAGGATTTGTTAAGTATATCAACCACATGGGTAATGACCTAATGGTTGTCAATGCTGCACGAGTATCCTTCAATAAACAAAGCTCACAGCTAACTGATAAGGACATCAAACTTATCAATTATCTGGCAAAGCATGGGCACTGGACGCCCTTTGCCCACCCTCAGATCTGTCTACATATCAAAGCTCCATTCCCAATTAGGACTCAGTTCTTCAAGCACAAGGTTGGCTTTGTCGAAAACGAAGTTAGCCGTCGCTATGTAGATGATGAACCTGAATACTTTTATCCTCGTTGGTCTTATCGACCTGAGGGATCTATTAAGCAAGGAGCTGGCGATAATGTTGAAACAGATCTACAAAACAAATCCTATCTCGTCTATGCAAATGCCGTCGATGTGTGTAACGCTGCGTACCAGAGTTTACTACAAAACGGTATTGCCCCAGAGCAAGCACGCATGGTGCTACCTCTCGGGACCTACACAGAATGGTACTGGACTGGTAGTCTAGCTGCATATGCTAGATTCTACAAGCAACGATCCTCTCCTCATGCTCAGGCTGAGATTGCTGAGTATGCAAGTGAGATCAGTGCAATCCTATCTGATCTATTCCCACACTCATGGTATGCTCTTACCGACTGTGATGTAACCCCTGAGTAACCGTGCTTATAGCATAGCTATAATCGCAAAGGAGAATTATGCTACATTCATGGGTAAACCTGAGTAAAGAAGAACAGCAACGTCGAATCAATATGCAGAAAGTATTTGAAGAAGACTTGCTAAACAGTGGTGTGGAAAAGTATTGGCGAGAGTATGGTAGAGCACCCGACGAGGGTAAGCCAGAACAATTGCTGCTAGAGTCAGCAGTTATTCACCTCACTCCTTTCTATCAAAAGTGGATTGACGAGTGTTGTAATAATCGTAAGTCACCTGATTGGTTAGCCCCTCTACTTAGTATTGGTGCTGCCAAGATGGCAGACATTACAATCAGATCAATGATGCGATTGTTCCTAACTAGGAATACAATCCAATCATTCGATGACACAATGGGTATCCCTGCTAATGCACCTGTTGCACAGCAAGTTGCCAAGCTAATTGCAGATGATGTTGTTTCAATTGTTTCATATCAACAAGCAAAGAAACGATTCTCTGATGATTGGCGTAAGCAATCCAAGTTCATTAAGAACTGGACAGTCAAGAGGTGCAAGGCATTTACCAAGAAGGTAACTGAGATTCCCAAGCTAAGAGCTAAGGAGAAGGAAGACCTAGGCCATAACATGCTTAGGATTGCCCTTGCTTCTGATATCCTAACCAGTCGTGTGCATTGGAATGGTAAGAACAAGAAGTCATTGCTTGTTTCATTTGCACCCTGGATTCTTTCTGAGATTCAGAAACGACATGAGTTATTGGAAACAGCTTGTCTGGTCTACCGACCTATGATCTGTCCTCCAATCCCTCATACTGCCAAGGAAGATGGTGGATTCCTAAGTCCTTGGGTACGAAAGAAGATGATTAAACGATATCATCCTGTTGGTGCTGATCCCAAGGATTGGGATTCACGTCCATCAGATCTAGTTCTCAAGGGTCTTAATGCACTTATGAATACCGAGTGGTCTGTAAATACCCAGGTATATCAAGTCATGAAGATCATGTTTGAGAATGATTATCGCCTTGCTAATCTTCCTGCCTATACCTTCAGGGACTATGCATTTAGTCGTGCATATCCTGAGGATGGTACCAAGGAACAACAAGCTAAGTGGATGCAAGAATCCAATGAGGCTTGGGGTGAATGGTATAAGGAAGAACAAGCACGATCAAGAATGATTGTTCGTCTTGAACTTGCAAAGAAGATGATGCAATGGAACTTCTTCTACATGCCATATACCTTGGACTTCCGAGGCCGAGCATATTCAGTCTGTGAATTGTTATCACCTCAGGGTGTTGACTTTGATCGTGGACTGGTACACTTTGCCAAGCCCCGAAAGCAAACCAAAGAAGGTATGTATTGGTTGTATGTTCATACTGCCAACCTCTTTGATCAAGACAAGAAACCATTTGATGACCGAGTTAAGTGGGTCATTAACAATATGGAAATGCTACAAAGAATTGCAGATGATCCATTCAAGAATAGAGAATGGATTGACTCCAGTAAGAAGAAGAACAAATCGTTCCAACGACTGGCTGCTATCTTTGAGGTGTGCCGTAAGGATGGACTAACTCAACTTCCAATTCAAATGGATGGTGCTAATAATGGTGGTCAACATTGGGCTGCTATTATGCGTAACCGTAAGCTTGCTGTGTTGACTAATCTTATCAAGACAGAAAAGCCCCAAGATCTATACCAGTTTGTAGCTGATGCTGCAACTGAGTATATGATTGCAACACCTGAAAACAAATGGTATCCTGCATTCCTAGAGTACTGGGAAGGTAAGCTTCCAAGAAATGTAACCAAGCGTCCCACTATGTGTGATGCTTATGGTCTTACATTCTATGGTATGCAGAAGTATGTCAAGCAAGAAGGTCATGTTGATTGGGTTTCCAAGGAACAACGTGGCGGTGCTGTAGTTGAACTAGCCAGAGCAATTCAATCTGGTCTAGGTGAAACTATGGAATCTCCTAACCGTGGTAAGGAATGGCTACGAGAAGTAGCTGATATCCTTAACGCAATGAACAAACCTTTTGTGTGGACTACACCATCTGGATTTGAGGTACATCATGTGTATAATCAGGTACTTGAAAGAGTCAGTTATGCTGAGCTGTTTAATCGTCAGCAGCTTGTCTTCTCTACTGTTACGGAAGATCTTGATGGTAAAGCGCAATACCTGGCAATTTCTCCAAACTACATCCATTCACTAGATGCTGCTC